ATCCCGGCGAGTCAATCAAAGGTGAGCCCGGCGAACCAGGCGCACCGGGAGAGGCCGGCGCGCAGGGCGAGCAAGGGATGCCAGGTCAAAAAGGAGATCCCGGCGAATCGATCAAGGGTGAACCCGGTGAACGGGGTGCACCCGGCGAGGCTGGGCCGCAGGGCGAGCAAGGAATGCTGGGCGAAAAGGGCGAGTCGGGCGCCGCTGGTCGCGACGGCCTGGATGGCAAGGCAGGACGCGATGGCGCCAGCGGCAAAGGTGCCTATGAACTCGCCATCGAAGCTGGATTCTCCGGCAGTGAACAGGCGTGGCTCGAATCCCTTCGGGGGACCGATGGCGACAGGGGTACAGATGGAAGGGAAGGCAAGGACGGGCGCGACGGCCGCGATGGCAAGGATGGCGCTCCTGGACGCGACGCTCTCGAGTTAGACATCCTGCCTGGAATCGATGAGTCGAAGAGCTACCCGCGCGGAACCTTCGCGCAATATCGCGGCGGCATGATCCGGTCGATTCGCAACACCGATCCAATAACCAATGGTCTAGCCAAAGCCGGCTGGGGCGTCATCGTGGAGGGCATCGCGGCCGTCGTCGTATCGCAGGGTGAGGACTCGCGCGGCATATCTGTTGCTGCAATGCTCACGAGCGGCACAAAGGCGGTTTGCGACTTCACGCTCCCCGTCATGATTTATCGCGGCGTGTGGCGCGAGGCCGAATTTGAGCGTGGCGACGTCGTGACCTGGGGCGGCTCGGCGTGGCATTGCCAGGAAAACACGGCGGACAAGCCGGGTACATCCGCCGCTTGGCGCTTAATGGTGAAGGAAGGCGCGCGTGGCAAGGACGGAAAATCCAGCGACGCCGCGCCTGCCGCCCGCGATCCGGTGAGGCTCAAATGAACCTCTCGCTGGAGCGCATTGTGGATCCTGAGATCGAGCCGCTAACGCTCGCCGAAATGAGGCGGCACCTGCGCTGCTACGAGGATACGACGAGCGAAGATGATGACATCGAGGCGCTGATTGTCGCCGCGCGCGAATGGGTCGAGAACTACACTGGCCGCGCGCTGATCGATCAAACCTGGCGTCTGATGCTGGGCGATTTTATCGCGAGCGACACCCTGATGCGGCGCTCGCCCATCACCGCACTCACCGAGCAAATCTGGCGGCTCACGCTCGCAAACTATGGTTCCGGCGGACTATCGCTGCGCCGATCCCCCGTCATTGCGGTGACCAAGTTCGCGGCCATCGATGTGGCTGGCGTCGAGACGGATATTGCGACGACGCAGTTCGAGCTGCGCGAGCCGGGTTCGAAGTGGCCGCGAATAGTGCCATTGAGCGGTGCGGCGTGGTCGGCTCGAACGCTCAAGGTAGAGTTTCGCGCCGGCTTTGCCGATCGGCTCGGCAGTCCGAAGCAGGATGCCGCAAAGGTGCCGACGCGTTTCAAGCAGGCGATGAAACTATGGGCCGAGGCGAACTATGACCGCGACCCGGTGATGATGCCGCTGCTGCTCAAGGTTGCGGAGGACATCGTCCGGCCCGAACGCGTCGATATGCAGATGGCATGAGCATTCTGCGCAGGCGAGCCGGATGGCCGGCAGATCGATTTAGCGAGGTTACTCCCCAGTGGTCGGGTGGAACGGCCGTGCTGCTCGGCGGCGGGCCGAGCCTTACGACGCGTCAGATTGAGCACGTCCGGAGTGCGCGCGAAGCAGACAAGGTCCGCGTAATCGCGGTCAACGACGCCTATCGGATCGCGCCGTTCGCCGATGTTTGCTACTTCGCCGATTCCGAATGGTGGGGCTGGCACAAGGACCGGCCGGAGTTCCGCGAATTCGCCGGGCAGAAATGCTCAATTGAGCACTCCGGCGCGAACATCACGGATTCCGCGGTCCATGTACTACGCAATGCAACTGCGCCCGCGCATGGATATGGGTTGTCGCTCGATCCGGGCCAGGTGGTGACCGGCAGAAACTCAGGCTACCAGGCGCTGAATATCGCGATCCTGGCCGGCGCAAAGACGGTGATCTTGCTCGGCTACGATGCGCGCGAGCCCTCCCTTGGGCAAAAATCGCACTGGTTCGGAGATCATCCGAGGATCGAGCAGGTATCGGTTTTCGCCGAATACAGAAAGTCCTTTTCGTTGGGCGAGGATGCAATCAAGGCAGCCGGGGTCCGGGTGCTGAACTGCTCGCCTGGTTCTGCGATCGACTCATTTCCGAAAATGGATTTGGATGATGCTCTGCTCCTGGCGTCTGCCGCCGTCAATCCTTAAAGGAATCTACGGCCAATCAATGCATTGGAGGACGCCATGTTCGCGGTGCAAGCGGGAAAGTTAGATCGCCAGATAACCATTGAGCGAAAGAGCGTGACGAGCGATCCGAATTACGGGACCGAAGTCATCACCTGGGCGCCGCTCGCCGTCCTGCCAGGCAGCCCGCCCGTGGCCGAGCGATTTTGGGCCGAAGTTCAAGACGTGATGCCGAGCCGGTCGGAGTCGGTGCTGCAGGGGCTCGCCGTGGCGCGAAATCAAACGCGAATCAGGATTCGCTGGCGCTCCGACATCACCTCGGCAATGCGCGTGATCGTGCACGGTGACGGGGATGTCCTCTATCAGATCGTCGGCGGGCCTGCGGAAATACGCGGGCGAAAAACCATGTTGGAAATGGTCTGCGAGCGATACTCCTCATGAGCGAAACCATACGCGTGACCGGTCTTTCGGGGCTGCAGAAGTTCATGGATACGCTCGCGCCGAAACTTGAGGCAAACGTGATGCGCGGCGCGCTTCGCTCGGGCAGCAAGCTAATCATGGAGCAAGCCAAGGCCAACGTGCCGGTTGGGGCCACCGCCAGCGAAAACGCAAGGCTTTATGGCGGCTACGCCGGCGCCCTTCGGGACAGCATCCGGTTGGGCACGCGCATCAAGGGTCACTGGGTCACGGCTCGGGTCATCGTGGGCGGAAAGATCAAGGGCGGAGCCGATGTGTGGTACGCGCACATCATCGAATATACCGGGGCGAAGCCGCACTCCATCACGGCAAAAGACCGCAAAGGGCTGTCGATTGGCGGATTGTTCTTTCAATCGGTGCAACACCCTGGAATGAAGGCCCACCCATTTCTTCGACCCGCGCTCGACAACAAGGCGCAGTCGGCGGTAATCGCTGCGGCCGAGCACATGAAAAAGCGTCTCGCCACGAAAGAAGGGCTGGACACCTCCGACGTGCTCATCGAGGGCGACCAGTAATGTCTGGCGTCATAGCGATTCGCTACCTGCTGGCGAATAACGTGGCCCTGACTGCCGTCGTGCCGGCGACGAAGATCATGGCCGGCGTGATTCCGATCGCGACCGTATTGCCTGCCGTTGCGGTCAATCACATCAGCACAATCGAGCGCAACACCGTGGCCATGAATACCGCGAAGGTAATGGCGACAGAGCGCGTGCAAGTGACGGTGCAGACAAAGAGCTACGCTGAACAGAAATCCATTCTTGAGCTCGTGCGCAAAGCCTGTGCGAATAGACGGGCGACCATCAACAGCATCGTGGTCGACAGCATCTTGCCCGAGGGCGCCGGTCCCGATCTGCGCGACGACGACCTTGGCGTTTTCCTGCAAAGTCGCGACTTCATCGTCAAGTTCATCGAATCAGCGTAATTCCGAATTGCTGAAGCAGGCGTCGCCTGTTTCTCCAAACCGCCCGCCACGCAATTTTGCCAGCGGGCTTTTTTACGGCTACTGAAAAGGAAATGCCATGGCTGCTCCAACCACAGTTCAATCATTGGCCGGCGCAACGCTGGCTGTTTCCGCTGTTCTCCCGGCAACCTTCGACGCTGCAGGCTATGCCGCGAGTGGCATGGTCTACGCGCCTATCGGCGAGATCGAGGACTACGGAGACCACGGATTGACGCGGACCGTCACCAAATTCACTCCGGTCGACACCGCCGTCGTCGCAAAACGTCCGGGATCGAAAGACTACGGCGAGATGAACCTCAAGATTGGCAACGTGCCCTCGGACGCAGGGCAGGTGATATTGCGCGCTGCGGTGGAGTCCAACGACCCGCATGCATTCCAGATGACCTATCCGAGCGGCGAAGTGCATTACATCTCCGCGCTCGTCACGAGCTTCGTCAATACCGATGGATCGGTAGACAACATTCAGCGCGTGAGCGTGAAACTAGACCTGGATCGAAAGCCCGTCATCGTTGCTGCTACCTGACGCTAAGTAAGCCCCGGCAACGGACCGGGCTTCTCGTCTCACCTTTGGAGAATCGCATGTCCACGCTGAAACAATTCGAAATGCAAGAGGTCGGCATCCTGCATCTGCGCGATGCCGAGGACGCTCTGATGTATGCGGCCGGGCCCGATGGCGAGCCCGATCCTGCCAAGCCGATTCGTGCCCATGTCTACGGCCCGGGATCGAAGCAGTACGCAAGAGCCATGTCGGCGAAGGCCGCGCGCTGGCTGAAACACCGCGAACGCAAAGGCAAGGCCGACCAAAGTGCCGAAGACAAGGCGCTCGATCAGACCGAATTTCTCGTCGCCTGCACCAAGATGATCGAGAACGCGGAAAGCGACATCGGTGCGACCGGAGAGGCATTCTTCTCCGAGGTCTACGCCAATGACAAGCTCTCGTTCATCCGCGATCAGGTGAACACCTTCACCAACGACACTGCAAATTTTACCTCTGGGTCTACGAATGGCTTGCCACCTTCGTCCGGCAAAGCGCCTGGCTGAACGCTGCGCCGGAGAGGCCCGCAAGAGAGAAGTCCT